AATGTATACAATACATATTATAAAAAACCCAACAATATAAAAAAGTTTTCAAATGTAGCAAATACAAATACTAGAAAAAACAATGCGATTGTTTTATTTTTCTTTGCGGACTGGTGTCCCCATTGTAAAAAGGCGAAACCAGAATGGGAACGGTTTACCGAGGAATATAATGGCAAAGTGGTGAATGATTATGAAATAACTTGTCAGGCAATTGATTGCACCGAAACAAAACCGAGTGCTGATATAGAGACATTGATAGCCGAATATAACGTAGAATCATATCCTACTATTATTATGGTAGTGGATGATAATAAAATAAATTATGACTCTAAAGTTTCCAAAAGCGGATTAGAACAATTAGTTTTATCGGGTACTTCATCGCCACCATAAAATTCTTTCCATATATTCACGCCTTTATCTAATAATTCAATACGCCGGTCTTTAGATGAGGCTACGCCAATAAAGTCATATATCTCGTCTGGGGTGTTTTTAAGTAATATTTCATAATAGGTGGATGGGTCATGTTTTTTTGTTTTTATAGAATTGGAGTATATACACGCTTTATTATACATTTGATTTAATATACTTGTTAGATACTCGACCATTGTTGTGGATTCAGTTATTGTATTATTTACATAGCTTCTCATCAATGAAATCCCCAATACTTTTTCGGGGGATTCGACATTTTCCAAACAATTATAAATTGGATAATTGTTTGTTATACCGCCATCCAAATAACATTTTCCATTATGCAAATATGGTGAAAAAAATATAGGTAAGCACATGGAACAATATAACACGTCAATTATTTTCCATTCTGGGTGTGTTTTGTATGAAATATCTACGGTTGCATATTCGTGCAATTCTGTTGTAAATATATGAATATCTATTTTTGAATATTCATACAATTCTAACATTGTAATAGAAGGGTCTAAGTCTTTACCTTTTAACAATGGATATACCATTTCTTCAATTATTTTTCTTGTAAACACCCCTCTAGTTTCAATAGATTGTATGATATTCCCTATATCTATTTTAAATACATTATTCCACGGCCGATTTATTATGTAATTATCCATTTCGTCCCAGTTATATTTTAAAGAAATAATGAACCCTACAATAGCACCAATGGATGTTCCATAAATACTTTTTAAAGTATCTATATTCCAAAACCCGGATTTATGTGATTCGCGTAATACACTATATGCAGTTAATCCGGGAACTCCGCCCCCGCTTATTACCAAATGCTGTATTTTATGACTAGGTGGATTCGTCGTATCGGTTGAAAGCGGTTCCTTTTCTTTATCCTTTGATAATAAGTCTTCTCCATACGAAACTCCTGCGCTCGTTCCGAGCTCCGGCATAATCGCCATTTCCTTTTCCATAATGGTATAACGGAGATTTTCTTATATGTTTTTATTTATAAATATTTTTATATTGGCACTATATACAATGGCTTTTTTATATGTCACGGATGAAGAAACTACCGGGAAAATAAATATAGACGAATTATATGACAAAAATCATCGTAGGGATTTAAAACAATTATCTATATTTAATAAACTACTGGCAAGAATACATAAACGAATAAACTCTATTGGAAAAACGAAAGTGGTAGATAAACATATTTGGTTTACTGTCCCGGAATACATATTTGGAGAACCAGTTTATGATAAATCGGAATGTATTGCTTATTTAGTCACCAAACTAGAAGATAATGGGTTTCATGTTCGATATATGCATCCAAATACATTATTTGTATCATGGATACATTGGGTTCCGGAATATGTGCGTAATGAAATTAAAAAGAAAACGGGCAATATCGTGGACCAATTTGGTAATTTAATAACAAAGGGAGATGAAATAGAAGAAGATAACGTCAATTCTAAAATACTAAATGATAAATCTGGAACAACTCCACAAAAGGACCAAAAAAATTACACTCCAATTGATAATTACAAACCATCCGGTAATTTAGTATATAAGCCAGAACATTTCCAAAAAATTGAGAAAAAAGTATCATTTAGATAATATATCATTTGTGATTTTTTTGTGATTTTTTTGTGATTTTTTTATATTGTTTACACCGGTTGTATTGCGAATATTACGTAATGCAAAGTTTGGATACGATTTTAATGTTTTTTGATTACTTTTTTTTGGAGATTTCGACTTACCTTTATATTTATTCTTTTTCTTCAATAATAAATCATCTCTAAACAATCTGCCCAATTTGTCTGCGGGGTCAAGTTCATTGCCTGGTTGGCCTGGTGGATACTCAATAGTGATTGATTTATTTATATTTGCAGACGACCCGCCACCGTTAAAGAATGAAGAAACTCCTGTAAGAGCTGCGTTGGTCGCTATAGAGTTGTTTCCGGCCAGTGAACCTTTCACTGCACGGGACATATATGACTTTTTATTGGGTTTATCGGAACATATTCCGAGCTTTGTCTCTTCATAATCACTTTTAAGTTTCTGTTCAATCGCTTTTCGGGTTAATCCTTTTTCTTTCATTTTTGTATACAGTTCATTCAATGGATTATTTTGAGATATGTAATCAGGTAAAGTTTTATTAAGTGATATAATCGCCATGTTTGCAATCTTTTCCGACATTGTTTTGGCGACAGACGGTTCCTGTAGTGCAGCCAAATCTGTTGTAGTTTTAACGTTTGAGTTAAACGCAGGGGTTAATGCGGTGGTCAATAATTCTTTCATTCTTTCTGACTGGGTAAAAATAAGGATAGCTGATATTAATGAAATATTATCACCGTCTATAAATTGTCCAACAAATATATTCATAAACGTTTCGATTGACCTTATTATAGCTTGTCTGCCTTCATCATCTTTTATTAAATGTTCTTCAATCGCCTTTGGAGCTAGCACTTTAAATACTTCTTCATGTATTTTATAAACCCCCATATCAGTCATGGTTCCCAATTCATATTTAATAGTATCTACAATATGTTTTGCTTGTTCTTTTACATCCAATGCCTCGAAATAATTAACTGGATTAACTGGCAAATTATTATCTACAGCATCATTTAAAGCGGTAGTTGCTTTGTCGGTTGCTGCCTTTGATTCAGCTTCCATCTGTTGTTTTAATTCATTTGCTTTTGCGTTTGCCTCTCCGGTTGCTTGATTCATCGGTCCATTGATATCCATATTTGGCATTCCTTGCATTCCTGGCATTCCTGACGTTGTGGGTATTCCTGGCATTCCTGATATATTCGGATTTGGTATCGCGCCATTCATTTGCACAGCGTTATTTACTGTGCTACCATCTAATGGTATAGCTGACGCGTCAGGAGTTGCACCATTTTCACCAGTTTTTGCGCCAGGAGTTGCTGCATTTTCACCAGTTTTTGCGTCAGGAGTTGCATCAGTTTTTGCGTCAGAGGTTGCACCAGGAGTTGCACCAGGGGTTGCGCCAGGGGTTGCGCCAGGAGTTGCGCCAGGTGTTGCGACAGGAGTTGCACCAGGGGTTGCGTCAGGAGTTGCACCAGGAGTTGCGCCAGGGGTTGCGCCAGAGGTTGCACCAGGGGTTGCGTCAGGGGTTGCGCCAGGGGTTGCGCCAGAGGTTGCATTGGATGAAGATGCCGTATTTTGGTTATTTAGTTTTTCTTGCAATTCGGTCAATTTTGTTTGTAGCTCTACTATTTTCGTAATTTCACTTTTTAGTTGTTCTCTCAACTCACTATTGTCTTTAGTTATAGTGTCTATTTTCTCCATAAGCGCTTTCTTTTCCTCGTCAGTTAGGTCTCCGCCATGTAAATTGTATCCGAGTTTGGAAGGGTTGGTCGATGGTGGTTTATCGAGTTTTTCCATACCTCCACCACCGTAGTTGCCATTTGGGCCTATGCCATTTATATCTAGATTGTTCGCTTGACTAACATCCGTTGGTTCTGGTTTTTTCGGTGGATTTAAATATTCATTTATTATTTCTATTACTTTGTTAGGGTAGTCGGGATATACAGTATCACCTGACGACTTTATAGCATCATAAATAGTAGAGCTTAAAAAATGAAAAAATATTCTATTGTCCGGATTTGGCGTATTTTTATTACTAGGGTCCGGATTATCTACTTTTAGGATTGACGATAAAATAGAAGCACTAAACCAATCATTCTTATAAAACATACTGATAGATTCACGAGAAGCGTGAACTACTGAGTGCATTAATAGTGTATGGTCTTGTTTTACACCTTCAGGCGTTTCACTAACCAAGTGTTTTGTTAAAAACTCCATATATGCATTCAGTATTTCGCGTCCCGGATATGTTTTCTGGTTATCGTTATTTTTAATCATAGTATCGCATAATTGCTTAATATACATTTTTGCAACATAGTATGAAATATATTGTTTGAATGTCTTTGGACGACTAGTAATATTTGACATCTTTTGTTCTTTCTATAATTTTATGATATTTTTTTTATAAAATTGAAACATAATAATATTACTACAATAGTTATATTATTATATTAAATGGATACATCTACCAATCCCCAAATAGCGAGAACTCGGGAGGTCGGAACGACCGAAAGTGTTCGAGATTTATCCTGTTCACGTATTCTACCGAAATCGCCCATCGGTTCTTCCTATAAATCACCGGCAATTAAGTATTCAGTAAACATAGTTTCCATAAAAATTAAACCTAAACTGTATAAACGCAATACTAATATAAATACAATGCAAATATACCCATCTAATATGCCTTTCATCATGCAAACCTCTGACGCTCGTTCTACGTGCTGTTCTCATGAGCAACTTCCAAATCGGGACAGCGACTCGATAGTTGGAGGTCCACTATTTATAGAGGTTCAAGGTTTATCTATAAATGGTTTAACATCGAACGACAAAGACAAAGTATCAAATATATTATCTGACTCGCCCCCTGTATTGATAGCGAGAACGCGGGAGGTCGGAACGACCGAAAGTGTTCGAGATTTATCCGTAGATGATTTATCATCGAAGGATAAAGAAATATCAAAGGACAAAATCCAGGTTCATGAAAATATACGTAAAAAAACACATAAAAAAAAAACAAATATTTCACATGCAGAAAAGGCTAGATTATGGGATATATTTGATACTGAAACAAATAATACAAAACCCCCCATCCCGTCAAAAATAGAATGTATTTATGAACACAAAGAACCTGGGTTGTGTCATCTATGTAGTTCTGTTTTGGTTATTGCGGAAGACGGGTTTCCCACGTGCACCGATGTAAATTGTGCTGTCATATATACGGATACATTAGACTATTCTCCAGAATGGCGATTTTACGGCGCCGACGATAAAAATGCAGCTGACCCAACCAGGTGCGGAAATCCCATCAATCCATTATTGGTAGAATCATCCTTCGGATGTAAAGTCATGGCATCTTCGAACTTATCCTATGAAATGAAAAAAATACGGAAATGGACGGAATGGCAATCGATGCCACATAAAGAGAAGTCTCTATACAACGAGTTTCAGTTCATAACGATTATGGCTCAAAATGCAGGTATTCCGAAAATACTCATAGATGATGCTATATCTATCCATAAAGATATCTCGGAACAGAAAATGTTCCGTGGGTTAAATAGAGATGGTATAAAGGCAGCATCTATTTATATATCATGTAGATTGAACGGCTGTCCGAGAACTGCACACGAAATCGCCGAAATATTCAATTTGGATAAAACCAGTGCGACAAACGGGTGTTCTATGGCAGTAAATATATTGCATAATATCGAACGTGATATAGATGTATCACAACAAACGGAGTTGCAAATGACAACGCCGAGTTCATTTATCGAGCGATATTGCAGTAAACTCAATATGAATACGGAACTGACAATGTTGTGTAAGTTTATTGCAAATAAATTGGAACAGAATAATATCATAACGGATAATACTCCTCATGCAATTGCTGCCGGCATAGTATATTTTATATCGTTTTATTGCAATCTGAATATTTCAAAAACAAATGTGAAGGTGATTTCGGGCGTCAGTGATGTCACCATCAACAAATGTTTCAAAAAAATGGACGCTATACGCAATACACTTTTACCACAATGTATTATAGATAAGTATTTGTGAGGAGTTTGTATAACATGTTATACCGCATCTTCGGAGAATACTTCCAAAAACTTGTATGTTATACCTACATCAGTTGCGTTCTCCCATACACCCGATATTTTCACCATATATTTTTTGGGTAAAGCCAATCCAGATGTTATGGCTTTATATATTTTAAAACATCCTTTATGTAATTGATTGGATAATCCCATATGGTTGTTTTTTTTTATTCCATTGATTTGTTTATACATATTTATAATATCACATTCTATGTCCGATAAAATAGTTATATATTGCAGGTTAACTAAATGATGTGTATAAAAATATATAATATGTCTATTGGGTTTATATACATCGTCTATCGGTTTTGGATTACAAACCGCATTTGTTCGTTCATCCCACAGTTCTCCGCTTTCGATATCTACATTCGTCGTTCTTTCGGAAGATGATTTAATAACAATAGGTAATAATATAAATACCCCGTTCATTATAAACAAATCAGATGAATATATTATTTTCGAAAAATGGCCGTCAATAATATTATTTTTCTTTTTATCTAAAAAAAATATATTGGTTTCATTAAAGGTTTGCGGGTCGATTACAATATTCATAATATAACACTACTATAATACGAATTATATATTTATTCTGTTTTTTCCGAATTAATTTAACCCATATACATGCCTTTTGGTCGGAATCTACGGTTATTATACATTAATCCAAACATCGTATCATATGGTCTAGCACCATTCCGTAAATCATGTAATCGATATTGATTTATTGATGGATTTGTGCCAGTAGTGAACCACCGGACATTGACAAGTCCACTTTCAGTATCGATAGAATAATCTAGATTTTGTATAGAATAAATACCCTCTACCGTATTTCGCATATACCTATTATATTCACCCTGATTTATTTCGCGAACAATTTCTTCGTTTTTTTGTATAATATGTGTATCTCCTATATTATAAAATATACTACGGTCAATTTTTATACCGGCTTTTTGAATACGTGATTGCAACATATTATCTTCGTATCCCCAAGCCCAAAAATTGGGAAACCCATTTACTCTTTCAAAATCCCAAGCTTTAATGGAAACAATACCACCTAAAGTATATGTAAACCCGAAAAAATGTTTAACTACTCCAAATACAGTATCATAGTGAAATAGGTTTTTATGCAGCGGCATTGTATCTACATCATTAAATACGAGTGTTATATTTTTATAATCATTTGGATATTTATTTTTTACAACTAAAAACCCAATGTTTTTTATAGCACCTCTATTAAAAATACGCTGGTCGGTTTGATGTATATAGTATATATTGTATTCAGTTGGGTCATAATCCTCTAAAATATATTTCATATGCGGTTTAAACGATTGTAATTGTGGTTCTCTATTGCGATATGGAACTATGAAAATTATTTTAGGAATTGTGAGAACTTCGGGCGGGGGAGTATTATCTTGAGAAAATGAAGTCGTTATATGTTCTTCATATGATTCCACAACCTCGGGAACCGGGTTTTCCACAACCTCGGGAACCGGATTTTCCACAACCTCGGGAACCGGATTTTCCACAACCTCGGGAACCGGGTTTTCCACAACCAGGAGCGCACCACTATCTAACTTTGGAATATTATTATTTATGTATACAGAATCCTCTTTATCCTTCGATGATAAATCATCTCCGGATAAATCTCGAACACTTTCGGTCGTTCCGACCTCCCGCGTTCTCGCTATATGTATATTCATTGATGATTTAGCTAAATATTCGCATTCAATACCAATTTCTGTAATTTCATTTATATCTCCCATTATATAGTTAGTATTTAGAATATATTCTAATTATAAAAAACTTATATCAATATATACTATAAGATATGACAGCTAGATTGGAATTGAACCCTATTCGATATATTTCATGGAAAGGAAAAACATTGAATCAAATAACTGCATCTATCCGAAAAAACACATATGAACTAAATATTAGCGATAGTATAAATATATTTAAACCTACTCCATTAAAATTATATCGTAAAGAAATCGCCTCTAGACAAATAAATACCGGATACTCTAGAGTATCATCCAGTATTCAAGATTTTGAACGCCCGAATGGATATTTACTATCATCTCCTACCAACTCAAATCACGAATGTATTGCTGTAAATAATACAATAGATATAAATATATCAAAGAGTACATATGACAGGGGAACTGCAATACAATTATCGGAAAAACCCAATATTTGTTTTTCTCAAGCCGAGAATGCTAGAAGGAGATGTAGAAGTGGAGGTGCTGCTATTAAGCAATATGATATAACAAATCGTAAAACAAATTATTATACCTCAAGCACGCAATATTTATATGACAGAAACAAGACATTTGACCAAAACATGTTCAAATACCAATCCGTATTCCAGACCGATTGTCAAAATCCTACTGTAAAACCAAGTAATAATAGATTTAAGACGCAAGGTGGGGTTAGCGCAAGCGATTATATAGCAAGGACTCGATATGAAGAAATAACCAATGATGCTTCTAAAACGGCGAACGTATACGGAGCCGAAACTGCCAACGCATTGGCATATGGAGCTAACGCTACAATTTACACGAAAAAAGACCGAATCGGGACTTCCATAAATCCTACACCCGTCATTGATAAAAACACGGGAGAATTGAAAAAATGTATAACAAAAAAATTATCGCATGCAACGTAATATTATTATGAGAAATGGTATGCTTATTTTCCATACAAAATCTAGTGTTCTCCTATATTTGTGCGAATGAAATGTTATATGGTATATTATGTTTTATACACCAATATACGCATTTTTTAACATTTTCGGTAATTATTGATTCTATTTTTTCAGATTTTATAAGAGTGTCAGAATTGCAAACCGTCATATTCTTGCTATTTGACGATGTAAAATTATCACATGAACACAATTTTATATCCATAATGCTTATCGTATAATGAATATGTTCGATTTGTTGTTGTCCAAAAATAGCATTATAATCTTCTATTTTTGTAATAAAATAATACGGAATCGTCCTCCCCGACAAAAAACGGTGAATATATATATTTGGCGGGATACTCATCATTTCCATAAATGATTTTAATATATATGGATACCACATTGAAGCGTCATGATATAAAAATCCCTTACATACCATATATTTTTCAGAACATGATAACCGGCTTGTGTTTGGTTTCGTTATATATACTCTTTTATAAAAAGACGATAATAATGCAATCATATCTATGGTTGATTCTGTAAAACAGTCTACTATTTTTAATATAAATGACCCATTTATAGATTGCATAGTTAATGCAAAACATATTTGTGCAAACAGTATACGACACATGACTGGGTCTTGATAGTGATTGTTGTTATGGGAGAGCGGTAATAATGTGGACTCATAATCGCTATCAAATGTAATTATATCCATAGAAGAACCATGTTGTTCTTTACAATACTGAAGATTTTCAATTGTGAATAAAGATAATCCAGAGTTAGCGAGAACACCGGAGGTCGGAACGACCGGAAGTGTTCGAGATTTATCTGGAGATGGTTTATCATCGCAGGATATAGCGAGAACACCGGAGGTCGGAACGACCGGAAGTGTTCGAGATTTATCTGGAGATGAGACGCCTTCGTCGGATATATCGGCATTTTCGGAACGCGTTTCTAACTCCGGAATTGGAAGCGGAGAACATTGAGAAGAATGAGCGCATGAGTTTCGTATAGAAAAAGTGGAAGGGGGACTTACCCGAGAAATATCATCCCCAGACAATATATGTATATTCGGATGTTCATGTAAAAAATAATCTATTTTTTTCCGTATATTATTATTATATGATAGTTTCTCAACCATACCGTAATATTTATCCTCTATATTATTATTTCGTTTCGAAATAATCGCCTCTATATAGCCACATACTTCGGCGTTAGCATTAGCGAGAACGCGGGAGGGCGGAACGACCGAAAGTGTTGGAGATTTATCCGTAGATGATTTATCATCGAAGGATAAAGAAACGTTATCCATACGAAACTCCTCCGTCGTTTCTCGATTAGGTGATATAGAATATGAATGGAACGATTGAATCGGTCTATTCGGTGATTCTATGTGAAATAAATCCATCAATTCAATCATTTTAAAATAAGAATGAGATAATGGATTATATTTAGATACGCATTGTTCTTTATCCTGCGATGATAACTCATCTCCGGATAAACCTCGAACACCTGTGCTCGTTCCTCGCACTGTTCCGAGCTCCGGCGTTCTAGCTTTAGCAGGAATATTCGAATATATATATTCATATGGATTTGTATATTTTTCATATATTTCCCAGACATTTAACCGGTTTGTAATTTGGTCCTTGATATTATTTAAATATTTTGATAAGCTATTTGATATTCCATTAACTGGTAATGACATATCATCTCCGGAATGGTATTCGTTTGCATTTGATTGCACGGGCGTGCATTTCATATACACATATAAGTTTGGAGACATTTTCGGTATAACAAAATAAATCATTTATGAATATAATACGTATATAATGAATATAACAATAAGATATATTTATATTCATTTTTTTCATGTTTCGGATATTAGGAGGGCGCCCGCGTTCTCGCGATAACCTTCGATGATAACCCATCTCCGGATAAATCTCGAACACTTCCGGTCGTTCCGACATCCCGCGTTCTCGCTATTATATTATGATAAATATGATTCTTCCGTAAGTTCACTTGAACAATCTAAATATATATATTCTTCTACGTCCTTTAACTCAAACGCCGATTTTACTTTCATATTTCCATTTTTTTTTATTTCTTTTCTAGACATATCTTCATAATCATCGTCAGTATCATCATCGGGTTCATCATCATCATCATCAACAACAAATCCATCCTTTATATAGCCATTTTTTGTGCGCGGACCTACATCGTCGTCAGTATCGCATTCTATATCACTATCGTTATTACCAACATCGTCAAATCCGCCATATAATATTTCGTATATTTTTTCCCACATTGTTTGCGATAAATCTATCACGTTTCCTTCGGCATTTTTAGCAATAAGTATACAATTTCCGAAAAAAAGCACATTATCTACTGGTGGCGGAAACTCGTATTTATTTTCATAAGTGGCTCGTCCAGTAGTTTTACCATATAAATAAATGGTATATTGGATTTTATTATATTCAACCCCCCAATTCGTATAACATTTAAATCCATCGATTGTTTTCAATCCGGCTTTTTTATATAGTTCATTTTCTACAAATGTTTTCATAGAAACTTGTTTAATAGTTCCCGGTTTTTCCACAATAATAATAGATGGCATAATGAGACAATACTTAATATATATAGCAATAATTATTTATATGGTTTTGGTAAATATTTAGGAGGTTTTTTGCCGAACAGTATACAATACGAAATATATATAAAATATAATTATGTGGGGATTTATACAGACTGTAATACTTTCTATTTTCGCAGTTGCTATCATTCATTATGCATGGGACTATATAAAAAATACATATAGCATACGTAAAACAAAGGATGTTGTAAAAATACAAACCGACAAATACGATACCATTATATCCGAGATATTAGAAAACAAAAATAATACAGACGCTTCTCACACGAATATGGAGGAAGATTTATCGCAATTTTTGGAAAAAACTATATCGGAATTGTGATAAGGGGGGTCAGCATACAATATATTTATATAAAAGATATAAATAGTATTTAGTATATAGTTTAGTATGAATAAAAATACGGACCAATCAAGTTCATTCATCCGACAAAACTCCTTCATCCTACGAAACTCCTCCGTCGTTTCTCCGGAGAAACTTCCAATTCATATAAATAGTCAAAAATATATACTCGATTCCCAGCCACAATCTTCTCCTACGACCGTTCCAATATCCGGACGCGCCGACATATTATCTAGATTTCCGCCATTTGAACTTTCCTATGAAACCATTTCACATAAGAAAGTTTCCGAACCCTATAATGTAGCTTTAGCTATTCCATTGGGTAAAAAATACTATATATGGGCGACATTTGCTGGTCGCCGAAATGTATGCTACTTAATGGAAATTACGCGCGATAAACGTATAGGAAATATAACCGAGATTTTCATAGAGTTTGCAGATTCCTTATCATTCGGAACGGTGTTATATGGGACTTTATCCGGAGATGACGAATTGAGTAAAAAAGTCTTTATTATAGAGGATATATTTTACCATAATGGTATTTCTGTAAAACATCATACATTTAGCGAAAAGTTGGGAGCCATAGATACTTTATTTTCCACCAAATCAATATTATTTGACACATCTGTCGATTTTTCATTCGGATTGCCTGTCATATGGAAATATACAGGAGATGACACGGATTCGCAAGATAAACAAATGACAGATATGTGTGGCTATACAGTACATCATATTCAATATCGCAGTTTAACGCAAATAGTTCCCTATATTAATATGTCAGCCAAACCAAAATCGCAACAAAATACATTACCTATCGTAGCAGTTCCGGATATCGACACCATGTTTTACGGTAGAATACCCATGTTCAATTTCACTAAACCTCAATATAATCATAATACTGTTTTTTTGGTCAAGGCTGATATACAATATGATATATATCATTTATTTGCGTATGGTGCGAATAAATCCCAGATATATTGCGGATTGGCTGGAATACCGACATATAAAACGAGTATGATTATGAATGGATTATTTAGGAATATCCGCGAAAACCGAAATATAGATTATATTGAGGAAAGCGACGACGAAGAGGATTTTGAAAATACACAGTTGGATAAATACGTATGGATGGAGAAAATGATACCGATGGAATGTTCTTTTCATAAAAGATTTAAAAAGTGGGTTCCATTACATATAGTTCCCCACAGTCATTTAGTCATACATATCAATAAACTATAAATATATATAATGAGTCAACAAAAATTAACCAGTTTTTTTCGTTGTTTATCAAAAGTTCAAGCGAAAGACCCCGCATATTATGAAAAATTGGCGAATAATACATTGCCCCCACCGACACATGTTCAGAGAGAAATTGATATTCCACTGCAGATAATCGCGAATAGCCCCAGGGTTCTCGTATATTGCATGATGTTTGATGGATGTAGCAAAGGGAATCCGGGCCCTGCGGGGGCCGGGGCGGTTTTATATGAGAATAATACCGAAATATGGGCGAACTCCATATACGTCGGAGAACGTGAAACAAATAATATAGCAGAATATACTGGTCTTATTATGGGGTTAAATGAGGCAGTGCGACAAAATATACGCACTTTGACGGTGAAGGGAGATAGTGAATTGATAATTCGACAGATGACTGGGCGATATAAAGTGAAGTCCGAGAACATGTTAGAAATGTATCAACGCGCAAAAGAACTGGAAAAACATTTTGATAAAATTGACTATTTTCATGTATATCGACATTTGAATTGTCGCGCGGACGCATTATCCAACGAAGGTTTAGCGAGAACGCCGGAGCTCGGAACAGTGCGAGGAACGGTGCGAGGAACAGTGCGAGGAACGAGCACAGGTGTTTGAGGTTTATCCGGAGATGAGTTATCATCGCAGGATAAAGCGAAAATTCGACATTGAAACCCCCGCCATCGCCCCACCCCCCGGTAATACCATTTCGCATAAGATAATATGTATATTCTATATATATATTATGCCCGTCATTCAAGCAGCAACAATGTCAACCAATTCACCCTCCAATATATTATCTCAGCCATATGTTAGTTCTATATCAGGTAATACATATAAATATGAAATGAAATATGGCGGAAAACGCGTTTCTAAATCGAAAAAACGCCGGTCAAAAAAGACGAGAAAAAACAGACGTTCTCGTAAAACTAGATATAATCGGTAATATTTTGTGAAATAATATATGTATATGACGATGTCCACCTACTTACAATTCGTCAACTTTTATGAGACATGTTTTAATCCCAATCCCCAACGATGAACCAGGTTCGTCGTCTTCCAATGTATTGTCCGCAACACAACTATTTGAACCATTATTTTCGAATGGCTCAAATACGCGTTTCCACGTTTTATCCGTCCGCCAATCCATTGACATTCCGGTATATGCGTTGCTATCAATTTGTCGTATACGGTAATTGCATTTTTTATAAAATCGTTTGCGTTGGGTCCATTGATTTTGGAAAATATCGTGCGTATCCACTATATCTACTATGATAGGGTTCTCGTGTTTTACGCGCAAAATGCGACCCACTGATTGAACTATATCCGTTTTAGGCGAAACCATAACCAATGTGGACAGTGTTTTTATATCTAATGCTTCCGCTGCCATAGCATAGGTTGCTAGGACAACTTGTTTTGTCTCGGTTTCCTGCAACGCGGTCTGTTTCATACCACCCACATAATATCCAACCGCGGCTATTTTGTGATACGCGATAGCATCATGTAGATACGTTAAAAGCGACCGATTATGCGCCAAAATCATGATTTGGTTCTCCCTGTTTTCGGCAATCAAATCCCGTATAATACGAACGATAAAATCACTGCGCGGACCATACTCCGACAATTTTGTAATCATAGTGCTATATTTAGGATTCCCTTTCCAATCCGTTTCCGTTTCATTGAATATCGGGTCGGATGTTCTATATACAATTCCGCGCACACATACCGGGTCATCGTCTTTGCGGGTTTCCGTGTATATTTTATCGCCGATAAACATATATAACACCTTCGTCAGTTTGTCTTTGCGGTCGACCGTCGCCGAAATACCCAGCATATATGGTGTGATGATTTTCGTCAATGTTTTCGAGAATTGTTCGCTACCGATGCGATGAACCTCGTCAATGATTGTGAGACCAAAACTAGAGAACGTATTGGTCGGGTATTCCCGGTCATAAAGTGTCTGTATCATCCCTATAACAATATCCTTGTTCTCTATATCCATAATTTGGGCCTGTATTTTCCCGACTCTTGCACCGGGAAGAAACTCGGCTATACGTTCTATCCATTGATTCATTAAGAACTCTTTGTGCACCAATATAAGCGTTTTTTTATGGAGAATAGAAATGATTTTTAATCCCATAACGGTATTATGCGTCGCCGTAAAATCGCCTAAAACAAAACGCCGATTTCCGTCAATTTCAAATCCATAATAATCGTCGACTGGCTGTTCGGAAACGGCAATGTCATACGATAAATCATCGCTTTCGAATATAGATATCATTGTGTTATTGCATATCATAACCTTATATCCGCATGCGCGAGCAATAAACACGGTTTCGTCATACAATTCCGGGTTGTCAATGAGTATATGCTTTCCATATTTTTGAACCAATTGTTCAATGCGTGATTTACGGGCAATCGTGGTATTCGATATTGGAACGCGATACCCCCTCCATTTTTTTTCTTGAAATGTTGCTAAATATTCCGATATAGATATATCGGCCGTTATGGTTGACTCGGGTTCTCTTACACATAGAATGTGGCTTGCATTTACTGTATAGGAAATATCTATCTTTGGAGAACTAATGTCGCGTATTTTATACATTTTTTCTCGTCCGCGCGCCAACGACAATACATTTCTAGGAGTAGAATCGTCCCCCATTATTATATCTCCAACCTCTATATTTTGCACCATTTTGATGGTTCCGTCATACATTAAAATGGGCGTATTTTTGCCTAAACATTTCCCTCTTCCACAAGGAACTTCTAAAATACCTCCGCCCCCAGAGAATGTCGCTCCAGAAACAATAGCCTTGTCTACATGTGTTGTATAAACGCCAATAATGTTCTCCTGATAGTCCCGGATAGATTTAGAGAACTCTAGATGTATATCGGCACCGGGTTCTATTTCGGATTTTGAGGGTAATCCATATCGCGATTCGCCGTAAAATCTCGGTAAATATATTTTTTTTTCATTTTCTCTATATACTGCGAAGGCTGTATTTTCTACAGCGGGACCATAATTGCCCCCACCAACCTCCGGTTTTACAAATAAATCTTTATATAGAAATGCTAGGTCGTCTGGGTGAAGTTGTTCTTTTGGAATAGTATATCCTTTTTTTCCTAAATGGGAGTTCTCGCAAACCCGCAGTTTGTATTCTTCGGTTAATATAAACCCCGGGTCTTTTGGAACATTGGCAAGTTTTTTTTTCGAAGCATATGTAGTAGCTATTTTACGGCGAATAAATGGTGTTTGTGTTGATTTCATTGTGTTGGGCTAGATATACTAATATATAAGTGAAATTATCTTTATTACATTTAGCGTTGTTGCTTTCAATTTTTTAACCATTTACATATAAAAATATATAAATCTATGGTATAGATGAAGACCCCTGAATCTTTGAAAAATATATCCATTCTAGAAATAATATTGTTTGTATTATTCGTTCTTTACGTTGTTCTCCCAATTGGTATACCGAGTTCAATGAAACCATATATCAATTCACCTATGGCAATGGTATTTTTCTTTCTTGTGACAGTTGTATTATTTGTATATACAAATCCTATTTTAGGTATATTGTATATTTTGGTGGTGTATGAAACCATTCGCAGAAGTAGTGAAACTGTATTCAATTCCAAAAGTATTGTTATGGAGTATCAACCATCACAGGCGACAAAAGATATGACATTGCAGAAAATGAATCCAATACCAAATGAAAAAACAGTAGAAGAAGAGGTTATTGAAGCTCGAGCCCCTATTAATAAAACACATTCAGTAGATTTAGTCCAATCCACATTTAAACCTGTTAGTAAACCAATAGATGGTGCATCGAAATACTAAAAGAATACAGGAGAGAGAAATCAGCGTTGGAGGTCGACTATATCCTTCGACGATAAACCATCTCCGGATAAATCTCGAACACTTTCGGTCGTTCCGGTCGTTCCGGTCGTTCCGACCTCATGTGTTCTCGCTATCTATATGGATTTAACGATTATCTGTAATACAAATATCAGTGTAATATTATCATGTAATAGAAAACGTAATTACACAATCTATTAATAAAACCATAAATCCTAATATAAGTATATTTTTTTCCCATTTTTTTCGTGCAGGTTCCGGAACTACTTTTTCGTTTGAATTCGGTTGTTTAATGTATTTTATAAGTAGTAAAAATACTATCCAAAACCCGACAACAAACGACATAACATTAAATCGATGATAACTAGAATCGTTGGCGAATAAAACCGATGTAATACATGCAATTACTTCAGATGACTTGTTCATAGATTTTAGATCTATATCGTAACCGATACTACCACTTTTAGAACGAACTGACCTATCATTGCTAATTGTGTAGTAAGATATTAATACAAATACAATTAAAAATATACCTATTATTGTTTGCTGGTCTGAAAACTTTTTGATATTATTAGCGATTTCATCGCCATACTGTTCTGATATTTTTTGCAAGTCAATCTTGTTAGTCATCATTACTATAGCTATTACAAGAAATACCATCGGAATAAATACAGCCGCTGTGGTTATTCCGACCTGCGTAGTAACTTTCTTTTCCACCATGTTTTTAAATATTATTGGCGATATAGCAATAGAAACAAAAAATAACACACAAAATATAATCACCATCATTATTGCGGTTTGTTTGTTAGCGTTTCCCTTTACAAAACCGATAACGGCATCGTCCATAGGGTTGTCGTCGTTAACATCGATAGGAACACATTCCATCGAGGCCATAGCGTTTGATATTTCCGTAGTCATTTCTCCTTCTACAAAGTTTTCGGTAAACCCTTCTTGATTCGACGGTTTTATAATGGTGTATTCTTTATTTACTGGATATAATGAAAATAATTGTTGTGAAATCTCAATGTATCCGGAAAAGTCCATTTCAGCTACGGATATCGGGGTGGTGTCAATAATAACTCTATCATTTCCACTCATATACATTATTCTTTTTTTGTTATTCTTAATGATATCATTTAAAGTCAAGTTCATAACGTCAAAATGAACGGGTGGCGATATTGATGTTTTTATCATTTCATCCAATTCAGTAGGGTTTCCAATTCGGCTATTTTTTAATAAATAAACAAGAAATAATTTATCGAGTGAGTTTGTAGTGGGTATCAATTCAATTACTAGTTCTCCATCAAATGACGAATCCATGATTATTTTGTGGGATTTTTTAAAAATATACATATTTATACATTTATAACGACGCGTCTCGGTGTTTGATATATATGTTGCATTCGGTCGTATGGTTCCGCTTGGCATGAAATATGAAATGTGTATATACCCGCCGTTTGATTGAGTTTTTTTAAATTGATTTAGATAAATGATTGCTGTATAAAAGTCAGTAATTATTTGTTTATTATTATCAATATTATTGTCGTCGTTAATAACAAATGAGTTTTCTGACATTAGTATATAATTATACTATATAAACATTTTAACAACCAAATACTTTGGAATAATTTTTTATTCTACGATGATGAATAGTGCCCAATGGTATTGCAAAACTCTCCTAAAGATATGGAATATATGAGAATGTGCCATTTTCATATATAGTTGCCGAAAATGTGGTTTTATAACCTTCTACGTATACCGTATCGCCATTTTGTATTTCGGTGCAACCATATTCGCTAGTACAGCTTTTTCCAGCTACACTAACTGGCAATTTACTACTAATATTGCTCATACCATTTGCCATAGTATAATATTGCCATTTATCTCGACCATTCATACCTTTTTTACCCATTAAAGGTAATATAAGCCCCTCTCCCCCGCCACCATTTACGGGGGTCAATATACCAACCTGCTGATATGTCATGCCACTCCCTCGAGTTTCTATATTTACGGGTATTCCGCGAACATCGGAAGAGTCTCGCGGATGATAATACCCATCTTCTTTCAAAGGGGGAGAATAAGGGTCGTTTAATGATTCCGTTCTCCTAGTAGATATAGTGGATAATGCTGGTTGTAAGACAACTATTTTTTGAGATTCTGGCCGGGAATACGCCGATTTATGTTGCGAATATATCATGTATACGACTAACCCGGCGATTAATAATAAAATAAATAGTGTCATATTTTCAATACATATAACACCAGGTATGCATTTTTTTGCCATACAGATTATATATTCTCCTACGATAATAAATTATATGGCATTGTAAATAATGAGTCGCGGTATTCCTGTCGAGATTGTAATTACCTCACCGGTCTCCATTTTATATTATAAGACCAATCCATTTTATCTAATGTGGGGAAATCGTCCGTACAACATGTATAACATTTTTCTACTATAGCGGTTGAATAATGTATAAGATGATATCCAGTAAACGAATGAAACTTGCAATCCATATCTTCGATATGTTCCCACATCGTCTTTTCCATATCGGTTCGTTCAAAATACCAGTAAAAAAACGCAATGGGGGTGTATAAAATTAATCCTAAAACTTCTAAAGCATACCATTTATAACATTTCGGAAAGTTCACAATAAACTTTATTCCGCACTTAATATTACTATATAGCCACATAAATATGCTAGGTATGTATAAAAACCCACGGCCGATATTCATAAACACCCGTCCCATAAACTTTCCAAGGTCGATTGAATATTGGAGTAAACTAATTCCGAACTCCTTAATATAATGCCAAAGTTCCTTAAAAAACTTTTCTATTACACCCCCCAACCAAATAAATGCATTTTTAATTTGGGTCCATATTTTACTTAATTCACTGTTTATATAATTATTTGCCTTATTAAACTCAAGTTTCGTCTTATTCCAATAATTATAAAACCCATTTTTTATACTATCCCCCAATTCGGTAAACTTTCTTGGTATAGACTCAAATCCCTCTTTTATTTTTTTCAAAGCATTTGATATAGCGTCAAGACCAGGTATACCTTCTTTGAATGATTCTATATTTTTATTTAGGCGTCGTTTAAGTCGCCTACCATCTCTGAGTATAATCGGTGTATCGGAGCTCATATTTATTTGGTTTATTTTGACATCATTATTTGTATAACTATCATCTCCAAATAAAAGTCTATTTATTGCATCATTTTGACTCTCTAATGGAGTTAGATTTTCAGGATACAATTTTTCATAATCTGTTATTACATTATTATTACTTGGAGTTGGTTTATCTTCAAGATTCGACCCAAATCCTTCTTGTATATTGTCAACTGATGATATATAATTACTACTGAATGGCCATAATAATGGTTTAAATATAAACACATAAAGTAAAATGCATATAATTATTGCCGGGATTACATATACTACTATATGTTCCATTATTTATATATTATATGCATTTTTTATTGATTTTTTATACTATACTATACATCATGTGAAACTCATATGTTGGTTTTTCTTATAAAATACATAAATATATTCCTAAACACAATCTATTCATATATGATTACTTTTTTTTAGTACTACAAACCATTCGTGATTTATCACATACATCTCCTTTTGCACAATCTAAATCGGTCATACATGGCGTGTCCACGCCCATGCCTTCTTGGGATTCTTCTTCATCTTCTAACCCTTCATATGATTCATAGGAATCATTGTTCTTCATACCTTGTTTATTTTTCACACCTTCTTTCATGTTCATAGTGGCTTTCTTGTTCTTCATACCTTGTTTCATGTTCATACCTTCTTTTTTCATACCATCTTCTTCCATACCTTCTGTCTTCTTCTTTTCTCCCTCTTCTTCCATACCTTCTGTCTTCTTCTTTTCTTCCATACCCTCCAATACAATAGATGACCCGGATTTTACTATATTTGAAATAACAAACGCTATAACCAATACCACCATCATATTTTTACTAAATTGGTAAGTCAGATAACCCACTAAAATGAATACTATAACATGAAAATAATCGCCACTAGAAATCCACAATAAAATATTTATAAATGCGACTACAAACGATATATATAATAAGTATTTATTATACAAAAAACTACGATTTCCCGACATTTTTTTTGCGACATTTTGCGCGGTTTTACTAACGATTTTATTAATCGACAATGATGACGTTTTCTTCATATGCGTTATATAGTATATAAGGATATTATCTTTTATACAATGTTTTTCGAAAAATACACCATATAAACAATTCTTATTTCCTAAATAATTATATTAGTTCGTATCTAGTTTGTGGTCGTATTCAATATAACTGGTAGGTATATCTCCGCTATAAATATCTAATACTTCTTTTACAACCTCCTCTCGTTGTATATCTGTTTTATCAAACTCAAAACTAGATATACTGGATGAACGTCTCCCCTTAAACTTTGTCAAAAAATCATCCATGCCATTTTCTCCAGCTATATCATTTTGTTCTAAATCACCCGTTATAACTAATCTACTATTATGACCCAATCGCGTCAATAACATTTTCATCTGTGATATGGTCGAGTTTTGCATTTCGTCTGCAACAATCCACGCATTTTTGAATGTTCTCCCACGCATAAATCCTAAAGGGGCAATTTCGATTATTTTCTCGTCCATCAAATCTTGGACCTCTTTCGGAGATATAAATGTATAGAGAACGTCGTATATTGGTCTCATCCAGGGAGCCATTTTTTCTTCCAATGTCCCGGGTAAAAATCCAAGTTCTTCGTCTACAGAAACTGACGGGCGCGTAAATATGAGTTTTTCATATACACCCAATAAGAAATATTTTACACCAAACTCGGTTGCAAAAAGAGTTTTTCCGGTTCCGGCTGGACCACTGGCCACAATGATTTTGCGCTCTTTGTTTTTCAGTGTATCGAAATATTGTTCTTGGTGTTTATTTTTCGGTTTCGTGAACCGGTTCTCGAATACGGTCTTTTCATTTGCAGACAAATATTGTATGTTTTCGTATAATTTGCGTTGTTTTCCGATAGATTTAGAATGGTCCAAATCCGATACATCGGTTATATATTCATTTAGAAGCTCTTTTTCGGTCTGTTTTTTCGATTTACGACCGCGGCGTTTTTGCGTAGGAGCCCCAATTGTTTCTAAAGGATTCATTTATACTATTGGGGTATTTTATATTTTCTATGTATTTTTATCGCCGATTAAAAATACATAAGATTTACACTGCATATATGATGTATTTGGAACATTTTGGTGGGGAAATAAAAAAGGTGAGCCAAGTGGCAACCTTTTTACATACTTAATAATAGATTACAGAGAACATACATATAATAAGGCATATACATATACAACTACGGGATATACATTTTTATTTGCTAATATTGAAGGTCGACCGCCATTCACCGGCGACTTGGTATTCGCATTCTTTCCAGCCATTGACCGCACTGGTTCGGTCTGGGCGATTAGCTGCATAATGAGCCGCAGCAAACCCACTCATAGACTTGTATAACTCGTCATTGTATACAATACCGCCACGGGATGCATTGTATACACCCACCCAGACAGAGTTATCGTATACACCACTAACGAGTTTCAAATCAATCATATGGCGAATAAGTGAACCGTCAACGAAACAATCGTCCATTTGGCGGACACCGCGTGGAACAGATTTGGATTCTGCCATAACATCGAAGAATGGGCGGATATCTTTCGCCGAAATACGGAATATTTTATTTTTTTCGGGAACACGGTATTGTTCCAACGTTTTGCGGAGAACCCGGACTTGGTCATCGGGGTTCACCACCTTCTTTTTCATGACAATAACCGATTGTTTATCCAATCCTGCTAATAGAGTGTATGGCTCATTGGTGGTCGAACAAATCTTGACGATTTCGGGCATCTTTTTATTGCCTATGACACAGATATAACCGACGGATGACATTTTTGCGTAAAGGAGACTTTGGGTTAGGGTATCAGTTTTCGTAGAGCGGTGTGTAAGTAATAATATATTGTTTGAATTGTCATATACTAAATATAAAAAAAGTATTTCAATTTTCAGGAATCCCTGCAATATTATATCGTGCTAGGAAATTGTTGCCTATCTTGAAATAAAACTCCGCGATGTCCGGCGATTTGTGGACTGCATAAATCATATCGCACAATGTTGGCGGGATATATCTTGGAAAAATCTTCCAAAATACAATCCATATATCGATTTTCATGGTTCGTAGCAAACTCTAATAATTTCATCGCACCATTTCGATGAATACCTATGGCATGTAATCCCCGAACACCCCCGCTTATTTGCATAACGGGATTCGAGTTTATTGCATATCCAGAGTATTGTATTGTATCCATATATGGTATAACACAACATCCTAAATAGAAAAACATTTGTGATATTTTTTCATATTCAATAATTTCATCTATATGAATGGGTTCTACTGTATTTATATCATCTTCAAATACATAAGCCCATTCCTCTTGGCTATTTAGTATCATACTATATATGTGCATCATGCTTATTTTATTAGATAATACCTTGTCTCTGTGTAAAATAGCATTAAAAACAATAACATTAAATCCTATGTTTTCTAATACTTTTTTTGAAAAAACAGCTCTTGTGGATTGTGGGTTCGTTGTTAGTAAATAGGCGGTTCTCATTTGTATATATTTATTAATAAAAACAAATAAATATATATAACGCATTCTATAGGTATTATCAATATAATCATGCGAATAATTAAAACTCGGCAATTAATTCGAATATATTTTTGTCGATGGATTTATTGGCTAAAGCATATTCTGCATTGGTGCGTTCGAAAAAATTGACTTTCGATTCAATACTAATCAATTCCATAAAATCAAATGGATTGCTCGTGTTATAGATTTTATCGTAGCCCAATTGGACAATCAACCTGTCCGCGACAAACTCGATATATTGTGTCATTAAACTGGCGTTCATACCTATCATGCGGCACGGAATGGCCTCGGTTATAAACTCCTTTTCGATTTCCACGGCTTCTTGAATAATTTCATATATGCGTTTTTTATTCAGTTTTTTCACCAATTTATTATATAACAATACGGCGAACTCGGTATGTAATGCTTCATCGCGGGAAATCAATTCATTCGAAAATGTCAACCCCGGCATTAACCCCCGTTTTTTTATCCAATAAATGGATGCGAATGACGACGAAAAGAATATACCTTCTATAGCGGCAAACGCAACCAAACGGGATGCAAATGAACTGCGATTATCACCTATCCATTTTTTCGCCCAGTTCGCTTTTTTAGCAATACATGGATAATTTTCTATAGCATTGAATAGTTTGGTTTTTTCTCCGGCATCGCGAATATACGTATCAATCAACAAGGAGTATGTTTCCGAATGCACGTTTTCCATAGCAATTTGAAACCCATAAAATGCCCTGGCTTCCGACACTTGCACATCATTCATGAATCGGGACGCCAAGTTCTCTAAAACCAATCCGTCAGACGCGGCAAAAAACGCCAATACCATACTAATAAAATGTTTTTCATCTGCCGATAGAGTTGCCCAATCGCCTAAATCTTGCGCTAAATTGATTTCTTCGGCGCGCCAAAAACAATCCATCTGTTTTTTATACATTTTCCATATGTCTTGGTGTTGAATTGGAAACATAACAAAGCGATTATCGTCTGGTTTTAATAAGGGTTCAATAAAATGTGGTTCTGTCGTAGTCATTCTTCCTAAATAATATACTCTTTAGATTTTATACCATTTTGAAAAAATGATTAGTGATAACTTCTGGAAAATATGCATATTGATATATGTGTCTCAATATTATACGTAGATTCAGTGTTATATTTTGTAATTATTATGCGAGAATACAAAATTGATTGTTATTATACCAAAAATAATATAATAATAATCATATATCTTAGTAATGAACGCATTAAATACCAAAAAAACCCGGGGCCAATTTTATACCGTAAATCATTCCTATATTTTGGATGGACTACCGCGTCCCCCATTTTCGGAAAACCCAGGTGAAACGCCGTCAGATATTCATTATCCGGATATGGTTTATCATCGAAGGATAATAGAACCATTTGCCGGAACGGGAGAACTTCTTGAATGGATGAAATTATCTGGAATATTATCGGATAATAATATTACCATCGAAGCTTATGATATTGACCCAAAAAAAGAGGGAATTATAACGAGAGATACTCTCATGTCCCCGCCGGATTATATGGACGCGTGGATATTGACAAACCCGCCATATCTGGCCCGAAACAAATGTGCAACCAAAGAAATCTTCGACAAATACAATACGAATGACTTATACAAATGTTTCATTACATCTATAACACAACAGCCGGCGCCGTGCGCCGGGGGTATACTTATTATTCCGGCGGGGTTTTTCCTATCGCCCAGAGATATAGATGTTCGTTGTCGGCATGAGTTTATGACAAAATATAAATTGCTAAAGGTAAAATATTTCGAAGAAACGGTGTTTCCAGATACATCGACGACAGTAGTCGCATTTGCATTTGAAAAGGCCTCCGGCCCGGGGCCGGGGGGCGCACCCGGCCCATTAGTAGAACAGCAAGTAGAATGGATTTCTATGCCATCGGGAAACACCCGCGTATTTACCATGAGTGCAGTCCATAATTGGATTATTGGGGGAGATATATACAATTTGCCCGTCCTGGACAATATTAAAATCCGCCGACATGTAGACGGAAGTCCATTACAAGAAGGAGAACAACAAACATATATGACATTATGCGCACTCGATAGTGGGAAAACGGGCAGTAATCTGTGTTTAGAATACAAAGAAGGGTATATATATCCTGCCAAAGATTGCAGTCGGTCATACGCAACATTGCGCATCCAAGGTCGGGTTTTATCGGCCGCCGAACAAGTCCAAATCTGTGCGGATTTCAATACACTTATAGAACAAAAACGAGCAGAAACATGGAGTTTATTTCTCCCTCAATATAGAGAATCGAAAGAATACGCACGAAAACGAATACCATTTGAATTGGCCTATACAATCGTTAGTCATTTAGTTATGCATATTTATCGCAACTAGTATCTTTATCCTTCGATGATAAACCATCTCCGGATAAATCTCGAACACTTTCGGTCGTTCCGACCTCCTGCGTTCTCGCTATATTTGCAAGCACCTCCATTTTAACCCATTCGAAATATTTTTTCAAATCGCCGACGTATACGTATTTTTTTACGGTAGAGAACTCGGGTAAATCTAATAGATATTGGAACATTAGCATGCGAATAGCGGCTTCGTCTCCGTCGAATATATTTGCAAAGAAATATGTGGTGGTCGGCGTTTTCAAGAGAAACCGCAATTGAGCTTCTATAAATGGATAGCATTCGTCGCGTAGAGTTCGTGTTTGAGAACCGCCTTTTCCAACGACAGACTTCAGATTTATCCACACCATGTTTTCGCCAAATTGTTGCATTCCGTCAAAGTTCTCCGTATAATCAAATCCATCTACGTATTTCATTGGATGGGCAATTTCGCGCATTTCCGAGGTCCGTTTATTGATACGAACAATGGTTGTATCGCATGCAGTTTGGGTTCCTTGCTCTATTTTATCGCGCTGGTAGTTTTCCGGTTTCATGGAACCACTACCGCCGGCTACTCTCCCGTGCACGCTAAGCCGTTGCTCTTTTGTGATTAAATACCCGGCGACGATATCATCTGGGCAAAATATCTGGATTGATTTGGACATAATAATAATGCGGGGGTATATTATAATAATAATAATAAACTATATATTCAATTTTTTATTATCATAAACAAAATATAAAGGTAGTTATAACTATATGTATATTGTATGTATAAATCGAATGTTCTTGCTTTTGAGGATGGGGTTCTCCTAAATGATATAGATAATGATTTTGTATGGCGGGGGTTTTGTTCCTCTGCCAATAAAACCGGTCCGATTATCCGATATATACAATCCATTTTACCACCCCATTCTCTATTCATTATTCCGCGGAGCGATGGGAATGTTGTCCGTAATAATGCATACAATGAGAACTATCACAATTTATATTGGGAAACAGATATAGAACCGTTTGTGCAATATGCAAAAGAACACAACAAGGTTCTCTATGTTGGTGTATTATCTTTATTAGAATATAGAGAACCTGACATTAAGTATATTTTTATACCATTACATGACGACTTTTTCGAACACGGTGTAGAATATTGGTTTCCTCAAGACAAACTCGCCCCCTGGGAACATAGAACCGGAGAATTGATATGGAGGGGAGGTTGTTCTGGTATAGGGGAGGGCGAATCTCTCCGAATCCGGTTTGCAAAAGAGATATATAAGTATAATCCAAACACAAACGTCCGATTGGGCCGATGGTGGAGCGAGAATAAGGATATACCAGAAGAACTATTTGGAGAACACATACATCATATGTCTATGACAAACCAGAAAATATATTTCATAGTGGATGGAAATGTCATTGCGTCCAACCATATGTGGGGCTTCGCAACCGGGGCGGTTCCTCTGCTACTTTCCAATGCATATTGCTGGTTCTCCGAGTTTTTGGAGCCATACGTCAATTATATTCCTATTTCACATGATTTGAGCGATTTAGTCGAAAAAATAGAATGGGTTGTGGAGAACGATAATGCGGCTAAAAAAATCGCACAGGGGGCACTGGAATTTACTCGCCGGGTATTTTCCCCGGAGTTTCAGCGCGAGTATTTGCGCGCCAAAATTGCGGGAGTCCAAAAATATATTCCGTGCAAACAAACATAAATAGTGTATATGACTAATAGTATTCTTTAGGGATATATGAAAATCGTCGACTGTTTTACATTCTATAATGAATTGGATATGTTATATTACAGATTGAATGCATTATATGATTATGTCGATTATTTCATTTTGGTGGAGGCTAGAATAACCCACGCGGGAAATCCGAAACCGTTGTTTTATATGGAGAACGAACATCTGTATCAGCGTTTTCGCGACAAAATAATTCATATGGTAGTCGACCTACCGTTCAAAGCCCCCGACATAAACTATAACAACAATGAACAATGGGTAAATGAAAACGAACAACGCAATAAAATAAAGGAAGGATTGGCAACAGAAATGCTGGGGTTATCCGACAATGATTTAGTTATTATATCGGATGTGGACGAGATTATTGACCCCCAACGATTGGTTGAGTTTCGCGACGGCAGATTGGTTGCATACAATGGGTTCTCTTTAGCACAAGATATGTATTACTATAATTTGACATGTAAAAATACGTGGTTTTGGTCCAAAGCGAAAATCGTGAGCTATAAATATATATTGCAAAAAACACCGGAAGAAATACGACAGGGGAATCTGCCCTTATTAGAAAACGGTGGCTGGCATTTGAGCTATTTCGGCGATACTGCATATATTAAAAATAAATTACGCGAGTTTTCACACCAAGAATACAATAGTCCGGAGTTTACAGATGAAAACGCCATATCAGAAAGATTGAGCGCGGGAGTGGATTTATTTGGTCGGAGTTATGTAAATATGACGAATATTCAGACTTCTCAAAATACATATTTGCCACCTATGTATGATATTTATTTGAAGAAATATATGCCGTCGGCGGGATATACCAAGCAACCCGGGCTACCTATCTATTTATATTATCATGTATGTTGTATTGCGAACTGGCGGGTTATTATGTCCCGAATGCTATTCAAATTGAGAAATAGTGGGTTGTATGATGCGATAGATGAAATACGTATAACCGTTTTAGGTTCTTTGAATAATTTAGCCGATAACTTGTTTAAAGACGCGAAAATAAAAATCCGGTTTCATTCGGAAGATATGTCGCTATATGAACGCCATGGGTTAAATCAAATGATTGACGATGCCCAAACGGAGGAGTTTTACGCACTCTATTTACATTCAAAAGGAGTTAAACATTGGAAAGATCCGTGTACGGAGCACAATGTAATTGACTGGTGTGAATATATGATGTATTTTAATGTGTATAAACACAACATATGTATAGAGGAATTGACCCGTGGCGCCAGCGCGGTGGGATGCAATTTGCAAGAGCGAGGTGCACCACTACATTATTCGGGTAATTTCTGGTGGTCGAAGTCTAGTCATATTAAGAATTTGCCAAAAATAGCGGATACATATTACAACACGCCTGAGTTTTTGGTATCGTCGATAGACGGTGTATATAAATCATTATGGCATTCGGAAATAAATCATTATCATAGTCTATATCCAGCACATATGTATGAAAATAAACCGGATTCGATGCAAACAATCGTGAGAACGGGGGGAAATGTGTTATATATGTAATCATGTTTTCTTTATTTTATTGCCCCACATAGTGGCAATTCCGGAGAGCGGGACGAGCACATCGCGATGTAATATCGTAGGAATTGGAAGTTTCTCAGGAGAAACTCATCGGTCGTTTCTCCGGATGAAAGAATATAACATATTTCCGGGATGAACCCCACTTGAATGGTTGACGGCTCCCATTGCATTTTCATTGAATAGGATATCATCGTCTTCTTGATTATAGGTATGGTCGGATGCATTCAATTCAAAATATTGAATACATGTTTTTACAAAATGGGAGAAATCTTTATTGATATCGGTGGTTATTTGCATTTCAGGGTTCTCCAATAAGGATAAAAAAATATGTTCTATCTTGTTTTGATATTTTCTTATTTTACCTAAATATAGTTGGGTTTCGTTATGTTTCATTGGGTCGGTTTGTTGTATATATTTTTTATATTGCGATTTATTAATTAGTAATTCTAGGGTGAGCTTATCGAGAGAGCTCATGTTATCTTGCGATGGGATATCTTCGCAAGAGAAAGAGATATTTTCATTTTGGGTCTTATTATCTGGGTCGATGTCCATTATAAATATATTATTATTTAGGAAAAAATATGCATTTATACTATGATTTTACATAGGTAAAATACGTATTTTTATTTATGGATAATAAAAATATGGAAGAATTAAAAGTATCTATTATCTATATAGAATGTCAGAGTTTGCTAAACTTACTTCAATTAATGGAAATTTAGGCATAAATGATATCACCGACCTAAATATTGATACGACTACTTCCGGTGTCATATGCAATGCAGACGGAACCGTTTCCCACCGGTCGCTTCTATCCAGACTACTAGTAAACGCCGATATCAGCGGAAATGCGGATATCGTAGATACAAAACTAGCAACAATTTCTACGGTTGGAAAAGTGGCCAATAGTGCAACCACGGCAACTACCTCTGCCATTGCAAATACAATTGTATTGCGCGATGGGAGTGGGAATATACTGGCGCCCATTCTGAGTTCAGCGGATAATTCCAGTCATGTCGCTACAACGGCGTATGTGCAAACGAACTTAATTTCACTATTTGATGGTGTAGTAAATGGATACACTGGACCGACTGGATATACTGGATATACCGGAAAAACTGGTGCAACGGGTGCAACTGGATATACCGGAAAAACTGGTGCAACGGGTGCAACTGGATATACCGGGGCTACTGGTGATCTGGGGGGTCTTGGATATACCGGAGCTACTGGCGCTACGGCCCCAACTGGATACATTGGTCCTAGTGGATACACTGGGTCTACTGGCGCGACGGGACCTACTGGCGCGACGGGACCTACTGGCGCGACGGGTGCTACGGGATATACTGGGGCAACCGGACCAACTGGATATACTGGGGCAACAGGGCCTACTGGATATACTGGGGCAACAGGGCCTACTGGATATACTGGACCTAGTGGATATACCGGATGCACTGGTCCAATCGGATATACCGGTGCAAGTGGTCCAAGTGGATATACCGGTGCAAGTGGTCCGAGTGGATATACCGGTGCAAGTGGTCCGAGTGGATATACCGGTGAAAGTGGTCCGGGTGGATGCACCGGTGCAAGTGGTCCTACTGGATATACTGGTGCACAGGGTCCTACTGGATATACTGGTGCACAGGGTCCTACTGGATATATTGGACCTCGTGGAATTGATGGGGCGTCAGGTTCTACCGGTCCGGTAGGTCCAATCGGATGCACGGGATTGACTGTTATGGGGAGGATAGGGGATATAGGTGTGGTTGGTCCGGTTGGTTCATATCCAATTCAATATACAATTACTTTTATAACTAATTCGTTAACAGTTGCGAATAATGTTGCAATATCTTATAATGGAAAATATCAATCAGCATCCAGTAGTGGATATTTATATATGTCATCCGATTATGGAAATACATGGGTTCAAAATAATTCTTCTCCTACAACTAGTTGGAGTAAAATAGCCATGTCTGCAAATGGGAAATACCTATCAGGTGTTGTGAATATAAATAGCCAGTATTTAATATATGCTTCATCCGATTATGGTAATACTTGGACCCAACGGGCAGAACATAAGGGTTGGCAGTCTATTGCAATATCATCTGACGGACAATACCAAGTTGCAACAGCTGGTCGGGTACAGCCTTATAACTCAACTGATTATGGTGTTACATGGAATATTATTACCTCAAGTGAATCTAGCTACAATTGGACTTCATGTGCAGTTTCATCTAATGGAAAATATCAAACTATTGTATCAGACCAAGAAGGTGCTATACGCATATCAACTGATTATGGGTCTACATGGAATCTAGCTTCAAATAATGGAGGTATAACAAACTGTACATCAATAGCAATGTCGAGAAATGGACAATACCAAACTATATCAAAATATGGTGGATATATATATATATCGTCAGATTATGGAAATACCTGGTCAGCATCTTTGTCATCAGGACAAGTTTACTGGAGAAGAGTAGCGATGTCAAGCACCGGTATGTATCAGGCGGCTCTATCAAGTAGTAATATGGCAATTGTATCATTTGATTATGGTAATAGTTGGAACCTTGCTAATTCCGGTGGAACATTTGACCCTGAAGATTTTGTTATGTCTTATTCTGGAAAATATCATATAATTTCAGGACGAGGAAACTTTGCATATGGTGTAAATATATTTAATGCATTAATCGAAGACGCGGCTACTGTAGTTTCACAAGGATTTTAAATATTGGGGGACACCGGTGATTGTATAATATAATCGATTCTAGAAAACATATATTGTCATTTGCATAATGTTCGACTATATACATATTTTATTGCTATAGATTTTCTTTATTATAAACAACATATAATACAAAAATATATAAGGATCGCATTATTATAACATTTCTAAAATTCAATTTTTGTATACTTGATTTTTATTATATTTAGCTATAATAAAAATATAGAAAAATTAAAACTATCTATTATCTATATAGAATGTCAGGGTTTTCTAAACTTACTTCAATAAATGGAAATTTAGGCATAAATGATAACACGGAAATTATTATTGATACTACCGCGTCTGGTGTCATATGCAATGCATATGGCGTTTTATCTTCCAGACTACTAGTAAACGCCGATATCAGCGGAAATGCGGATATCGTAGATACTAAACTAGCAACAATTTCTACGGTAGGTAAAATAGCCAATAGTGCAACCACGGCAACTACCTCTGCCATTGCAAATACAATTGTATTGCGCGATGGGAGTGGGAATATACTGGCAAACACGCAGAGTGTAGCAGATAATTCTGCGCGCGTCGCAACAACGGCATTTGTGCAAGAGTTAACCACTGCTATATTTTATGACCCAATTTACGGACCCACCGGACGAACCGGTACCACTGGATATACTGGACCCACTGGATATACTGGACCCACTGGATATACCGGATATACTGGACCCACTGGATATACCGGATATACTGGACCTACTGGACCTACTGGACCTACTGGACCCACTGGACAAACCGGTCCCACTGGATATACTGGAGCAACCGGCTACAGAGGACCTAGTGGAGACATAGGAGCAACTGGACAAACCGGTCTCACTGGATATACTGGAGCAACCGGAACTAGTGGTATGTCCGGTCCAAGTGGATATACTGGACCCAGTAGTCAAACTGGGTCGACCGGTTCGACCGGGTATACTGGACCAATTGGCGCAACGGGTGAAATCGGATATACCGGTTCAACTGGATATACTGGAGAAACCGGCTATACTGGAACTAGTGGACCCATGGGATATAGTGGAGCCAGTGGGTCAAGTGGATATACCGGTGCAAGTGGGCCAAGTGGATATACAGGAGCAAGTGGACCTACTGGATACATAGGTCCGACTGGCGCAACTGGTCCTACTGGATACATAGGTCCGACTGGCGCAACTGGTCCTACTGGCGCAACTGGAATCACAGGACCTAGTGGAAATAATGGGATTTTAGGTGTAACGGGGGCGACTGGACCGATTGGGTATACTGGTGCAACTGGACCGGTTGGATATACTGGACCCAATGGAGGGGTTGACTATCCAATATCATATAAAACGCAATTTACATTAAGCACTTCATCCCCTATTACAACTTGGTCATCCGCATCAATGACTTCTACCGGCCAATTTCAAACGGCTACTAAAAATGGTGTAAATGGTTATATATATTACTCAATTGATTATGGTATTACGTGGGCGATAAATACAAACGCTTTGTCTTTAGATTGGAAAGCAATTGCAATGTCTACAGATAGTTTACTGCAAAATGAAGGACTATATCAAACTGCATGTGTATCAAATGGATATATATATACGTCTTCTAATAATGGGAATAGTTGGTCTCAACGCTCTGTGCCATCATCAAACTGGAGCACTTGTGCAATGTCTTCTACCGGACAATACCAAATTGCGTTAATTGATGGGGGTAGGGGATATACGTCAACCAATTATGGTTCAACATGGACACTTATTAGCACAATTGAAAACACATCTTGGAAATCTGCCGCGATATCTGGGACAGGCCAATATCAAACCATTGTTGCAAATAATGGAACAATACGTAGGTCAACTGATTATGGGGCTACTTGGTCGCTCGCTTCAAATAATGGAGGTATACCAACTGCTTCTGGAATAGCTATGTCATATAGCGGTCAATATCAAACTACTGCTGGACTGGTAGGGCAAATATATATATCATCGAATTATGGTAATAACTGGTCCGTAGTTTCTTCAAGTGAGGTTAGAAATTGGAAATCGATTGCCATGTCTAAATCTGGTATTTATCAAGTCGCATTAACAAATGACGGGATTGTATATATATCATTTAATTATGGGAATATATGGACCGTAAATAATATTTTAACGGGCTCGCCAACATGTATTGCTATTTCGTATTCGGGGAAATATCACACAGCAACCGTATCCGACGGAAGAATAAATTATGGCGTTAATCTATTGAATGGTATTATAGAAGATAATATAAACATGTTATAGCGAGAACGCCGGAGGTCGGAACGACCGGAAGTGTTCGAGATTTATCCGGAGATGATTTATCATCGAAGGATAAAGTAAGTAATTTATGAATATAGCGAGAACGCCGGAGATCGGAACGACCGGAAGTGTTCTCGCTATCTCCTCTATGTAATAAATGGATTGTGTATATTTGTATTTACTATTATTTATAAAAAAAGATAAATACTTGACAAAATATGAGTATAACTTATTTTTATTATATTTAGCTATAACTTATTTTTATTATATTTAGCTATAATAAAAATATAGAAAAATTAAAACTATCTATTATCTATATAGAATGCCAGGGTTTGCTAAACTTACTTCAATAAATGGAAACTTAGGCATAAATGATCATACAGAACTCAATCTTGATACGACTACTTCCGGTGTCATATGCAATGCAGAAGGTGTTTTAGCATCAAGATTATTAGTAAATACAGATATCAGCGGAAATGCGGATATCGTAGATACTAAACTAGCAACAATTTCTACGGTAGGTAAAATAGCCAATAGTGCAACCACTGCAACTACCTCTGCCATTGCAAATACAATTGTATTGCGCGATGGGAGTGGGAATATACTGGCAAACACGCAGATTTTAGCAGATAATTCCCAATATGTTGCGACAAATGCATTTGTGCACGCGAAAATAACTGCTTTGTCGAATGACCCAACTCACGGACCAACGGGGCAAACTGGATATACTGGATATACTGGATATACTGGATATACTGGACCTACGGGATATACAGGGGCATCTGGCTCTAGTGGACCTACTGGATATACTGGATATACTGGCGCATCAGGACCGACTGGATACACTGGACCGACTGGATACGCTGGACCGACTGGATACACTGGACCGACTGGATACACTGGTGCGTCAGGACCGACCGGATATACTGGTGAGTCAGGACCGACTGGATACACTGGACCGACTGGATACACCGGTGCAACTGGTCCTACTGGATACACTGGATCAAGTGGTCCTACTGGATACACTGGATCAAGTGGTCCTACTGGATACACTGGGCCTACTGGATATACCGGACCTACTGGCGCGACAGGTGCGTCTGGATATACTGGGCCTACTGGATACACTGGACCAAGTGGTCCGACCGGGTCAACCGGTTATACTGGTACTACTGGATACACTGGACCAAGTGGTCCGACCGGTTCAACTGGTTATACTGGTGCTACTGGATACACTGGACCAAGTGGTCCGACCGGTTCAATCGGGATTTTGGGGGCTACTGGATATACTGGCCCCCAAGGGTTGTCTGGAATAAATGGCGTGATTGGAAGCACAGGACCTACTGGACCAACTGGACCGAATGGACCTACTGGACCAATTGGGTCAACTGGTGCGCAAGGTAGTGGACCATACCCAATTCAATATACAACATCATTTACAACGATTAGTTCTGTTCCAGCATCCACTGACTGGACCTCTATAGCTATGTCATCTAGCGGACAATACCAGACTGCATGTTTATTTGGGGTGGGTATATATAATTCATCCGATTATGGGGTTTCATGGACACAAAATACTTCAGCTTCATCTGGAACGTGGTTTGTATGTGCCGTATCTTCTAATGGTAAATACCAGACAGCTGTAAAAAGTGGTGCATCAAGCTATATATATACATCTAGCGATTATGGGGTTACATGGACACAAAATAGTTCTGCTCCAGCGAATAATTGGTATGGATGCGCAATGTCTTCATCCGGACAATATCAAATTGCTAGTATATATAATGAAAGATTATACAGGTCTTCTGATTATGGTAATACTTGGAAATATAATAACACAATTATAACTGGTAGAACTTGGAATGCATGTGCAATATCTTCTACTGGAGAATATCAAACAATTGTTTCAAACCAAGGCACAATATATCGTTCCAGTAATTACGGGGGCAGCTGGAACCCTCCTTCCTCAAATCCAACTGGTATTTATTGGAAGGGAGTAGCAATATCTTCAAATGGAAAATATCAAACCATTGTTGGTTCAGGAAGTCCTGGGAAAATATATAGGTCATTTGATTATGGTAATAATTGGACAGTTAGTTCAAGCGACGACCAAAATTGGCAATCCGTTGCAATGTCAAAAACGGGAATATGTCAAACTGCAATAACCGTTGACGGAAAAGTGTATATATCATTTGATTATGGATATAGCTGGACTCTAAATAGTGATTTTTCCGGTTCAGGTACATCAGTGCAATGCTACCCAGGTATTTGTATGTCAGCTACTGGAAAATACCAAAGTGTAGTTATACCAAATTCATCTAGTGGAAGAATCCGATGCGGTATTAACTACTGGAACGGATTAGTAGAAGATAATGCAAGAAGTTTAGTAATTGATTCTGGTAGTATTCAGTTTTCTGGTGGAAACTATATTTCAACTACATTAAATTCGGCACCCGCGTCATCATCCATAACGTATGAATGGTGGTTTGTTTATACACAAGCTAACGCAAATCAGTTATATGGTATGTTGGACACGAGGGTAGCCAATACTATGGAGAATCAAGATGGAATTAATGTGAATATTATAAATAATTACTTAAATATTACCACAAGCTTTCAGTATTTTTATAATCCAAATAATGTTCCTCTTTCCATGAATACATGGTATCATATAGCACTGGTTAGAAATGGTTCTTCTAATTGGACATATTATTTAAATGGAAAAAATATAGCAACATTTTCTTTTTCAGGAACAACGACTACCGCATTAAAAATTGGCGCCTTTTACAACGGAGAATCCAAGATGGTCGGGTATATTACAAACTTCCGATATACATTGAATGCGGTATATACTGGTACTTTTATAGTTCCAACCCAACCACTTACATTAATCAGTGGAACTCAATTATTATTAGCAGAAGAAATTGGCAGTTTTTTAGTTGACAGTAGTCCAAATAACTATACTATAATAAATCAAGGAGGTGTAACAAGTTCATCGGCAAGTCCTTTT